TCATGATTGTTCAGGCGTTGAACAACACGGTGGTGCGCGGCTATATTGTTGACGCCGAGGCGAACTTAGTCACTACAACCGCCATCCACAACGCTTTAATGAGCGTGGAACTCCTGACAGTGGTGCCTGACGGCCGGGTCTTGGCGGTGATGGCAGACAGCTCCTGCTTTTTGTACGACGTCACCGCCAACACGTGGACTCAGACCACGAGCGCACCGAGGACGAGGCTGGAGTTGGGGTCGAGAGCCGTGTGTCTGCACAACGGGAACGTTCTAGTCGCAGGGCGGTCCACCAATTTGATTTTCGACCCCAGGGGCGAGGCGTGGTGGGTGACGTCTCGGATTGGGACCAAGATTTACGCCCAGGGTATGAGCGTCCTCGCTGACGGGATGTTGGTGATGACCGGCGGAATCAGGACCGACTTGCACACAAGACTGAGCTCTGTTTCGATCTTTGTGATGGGCGGGTGGACAGCGCGGCGCCACCACTTGTGGCTCAAGGAGCACCGCCAGCGCCTCACGGCGGCGATGGTGGCGATGCTAATCAAGAAAACCCCCGTCGATGTGGCGCTGATGATCATCAGCGAATCATCATTCGCATTCTGAACTCGAGCACGTCGCTGATTGGGCGCTGGGCCGCGGGGCGGCGACGGGTCATTCCGTCGGCCCACCCCTTTTCAACGGTGTTGTCCCAGAACATGATGTGCACTGGCGGGCGGGTCGTTGGGTCAACCATCCTGATATGCTCTCGGATCCCGCCCTCGTCGAGCGCGCCGTCAAACACGATCAAGTCAACGCCGTTCAGCTCGAGCCCGTGGCGGGCGTCGCCCGGGCTTAGCGCGAACAACAAGCTTTCGGTGCGGGGCATCGTCTCCCACCCGTCCGCACCTGTAACCGCAATAAAAATAGCGTCCACCTTTGCTACGATCGCAGCTGCCACCGCGGGCTCGGGTGACACGAGTATCACGCGGTGGCACCCGTCGTTGTGTTGATCCAACAGGTGCGCCGCGATGGCGTTGGCCCGGAGCTCGCGCATCTGCTCGTGCGCCACGGCCGGGAGGGGCCAAGGCTCCTTGATGTAATCAATCATCTTCTTGGAGACGTGCGTCGCGTCTCGGTCTGGAAGCATTTCACCGCGACACAGCGGGCATGTCGGGTTGACTGCGTGCCACTCCCGGATGCACGCGGTGCAGATGGCGTGGTTGCACCTGGTCATCCGTAGCTCCTTGACTTCGAGGCACACCGGGCACTTGGTGTCCTCTGTGACGATTCCCGTTGACTCGCACGCCTCGTCGATCCGCGCCAACAAGTTTGGGGGCACTTGGTGGTCCCCACCGCCGCGGAGCCAAGTGGTGACGGTCTTGGCGGCCCCCTTGGTCTGGAGCAGACGGTGTATGTGCGTGATCCTCTCGTAAGCGCTCTGGACCAGCTCGTTCCGCATCGCGACCGCCGTCACATTTATGTTGGGTGATGAGCGCCAGCTCGGGACGCGGACCACCGCGTCAATCAACCGAACCAGCTGCGCCCTCTTCCGCCCAACGCGCGTGAACGACCCCATCGCCGGGCGAAACGTGTGGTCAACGACCATCGACAGCGTTTCGGCCGAGACCCCCAACGACTTGTAATTGACGTCTATCAGCGCCATCGATTGCCCGTGGAGCGGGGCATCGGCGGTCAGCGTGAGCGCGGTGATGTTGTCGTACACCACGAGCATGTCCTTGAAGACGCCGTCGGGCTGGGTCGACAGCTCTGTGTCCATGATGGTCATCATCCCCTGGCCGTTCCACAGCGCGGCCACCCGGGGGTGTCCCACCACTACGAGTACCCGGCTTTGCACCGCCGTCGCCACCGGGTTGACGACCTGGGCGATCTTGTTCTCGACCGACATGTGTTGGGTGCACACGATCGCGCCGCGGACCATCGTGTCGCCGTACGGAATGGTTTCGTACGCCAGCCCTCCGAGCCGCGAGACCCAGAAGTTGGGCGGTGACTCGAACGACCCCAGTTCCCGGCCAAAATAACGGCGGTCCCACAGCCCGCGCCCGGGGCCCGGGCCTATGATGTCGCTGATGGCCCCCTGGACGGCGGTCGGCTCGGTGTCGGCCCCCAGGTAGTCGGGGCGATAACAACGCATTGGCCCGAGCAGTGCAAAGAGGTTGGTTGGGTCGGGGGCTCCAGTGTAGATGTACCGATTTTTGAACCCCCACAGCGTCACCTCGAGTTGGACCATCTCAAACGTGTTGCTCGCGTTGCGGACCGTCAGTCGGAACGGCCGGTTCTGGGGCGTGAGCACCCGTCCGCACCGCGCTAGCGTGGTCATGTATCGTTCCTGCGGAGGGGCGATGAGCCCGACGATCGCAAAAAGCGTCTCGAGCTCCTCAACGTCCTTAAAGATTTCGCCAAACGACTCGGCGAGCAACATCTCGGCGCCGGTGTGACGGTGCATCAACATTTGCCAAAATCCCGCCGGAAACCCTGTCATCTCGCATAGGTCATCAATGAGCATCGCGGGCAATGTCTTGGCGTGCACCACGACGGCGCCTTCGAAACGCTCCTCGGTCGCGTCGGCCCGCTGGCGCTCAGAGTTAGCGATGGCGGCGATGGCGGGCGAGTCGGCCGGAACATACATGTGCGCCGTTGGGTCAACACAGTGCGTGAACAACCGATAACACACCGGGCACACGCAACCATGGCAGATAATTTCGGTTTCAAGGAAAGCGCCGACGCTCCCGATGCAAGGGCAGTGTTGGCGAAAATGCTCGATACTCATCTTTTTTTATTGAGGCATTGGGGGTAGAATTATTGATCCGACCGACCGGCCCCCCCTCAGATAAGGTCGGGAATGTTCTGAAACACAAAGTGCTCCTTGGGCACCAGCGGTAAGCACTGCATCGACGAGACCACCAGCGCAGACGGCGGCCCCAATAGTCCGCTGAATCTCATCTCGATCCCGTTGGCCACAAACAGGATGCGGTAGCTCGGAGTGTCGATGGTGGGGTTGCGGTGGCGCATGAGTGTATACACCCCGAGCTTTTGGTCCTTGATCTCGTACTGATCGCTCATTTCGTCGCAGTGGTCTCGGTTTGCAACTAGCGGAACAATGGTGGCGTTTTCAAACAGGTGGTACATCCCATCCCCGCGCTGAATGATAACCTTGTCATCATCGGTCTCGATCTGAAGCAAAGGGTCCATGTGAGCGGATTCTGACCAGGGGCACGCACGATTAAAAGGGTTAATTTAATTGTAACGGGAAATCTTGCAAAGCTTGGCGACGCTCTCAGCGTAATGTTTGGTGAGCAGCCCCCGCGCCACCATCGTGGCCGCGCACGCGGGGGGCGCAGAATAATTTTCGTCGTCCCCCAGAATCACCCCGGTAAGGAGGTTGTACGGGCGGTCAAAGAGCTTGCGCAACGATGTCGACGCGCGCACCCGAATCGGATACACCCGCTTTTCCAGCCTGGCAGTCTTGAACATGCTGTGCATCCCCGGATCCCGGCCGAACATTGTCAGGACTTCGTCCGGTACTGTTTCGCTCGTGGCGATCTTCTCAAACAGAGTGTTCTTTTCGGGGCCGCCCTCCATGATTTCGGGGCCTGGGGCGGGGCCCTCCAAGTCGACGCCCAGCGCCATCGCCAGGGTCCAAAAGTGGTGGTGTGTCAGGACAACCTCGAGGTCCTCCGCTCCAATGGAAAAGCAATGGTGCACAACCTCGCCCCCTTGCATGGTCCCTGTCTTGGCCGACCAACAGTATCCAAGCTTCATCGACCACAGGACACTCCCCGACACGGCGGGGGCCGCCTCCTTCCGAAACGCCGCCACCATCGCTTCCCCTTTGTCGGCGGTCACAACGTTGCAATCGAATCCCCTGGCCTGAAGATGACCCGACAGGGCCTCCGCGTCATTTGACGCAAAAACCACGGCTGCTCCGACCGCGCCGTCGGCGAGGGTGGGCAACAGGGCGTTGATCTTATGGATCGCGTCGGGAAGCCCGACGCAGACTTGGTAGGTGACGCCTCCGTCCGTCGTGAGCGGCCCCTTGGCGTCGGAACTCACGTAGTTGGGCGAAGCTTTCGCCTTGATGGCGCGAGCCCACACGCTCTCGAAGTACACCCGCTGTGCCACCGAGATGTACACGGTTATCGCAGTCTCGCGAGCCCCGACCCTCGGGACTTGCCTGAGCTCGCCATCCACGAGTTTTTCGACAGAAAAAGCCTCCTCGAACTCATCCTGGGTGATCGCCCGCCCCTCAAGCGCGGGACAACATCGCATTGACCCCCCGCTGTTCCCCATCCTGCCTTTGGTGAGATCGCCCCCAGGGTTTTTAACCCTCTGTCGGGACGGGACTTGTGATGACAAAGCAAAGTTAAAAAGTTTCAAACTCGTGACTCACAATTATTATTTATTTACCCGAACCCGCTCTGACTGAGAGTCAGCTTACCAACCTCCTCAAACGTAGTGGGGGGAATGGGCAACACAACAAGTTGCGCAACCACGTCCCCTCTTTTGAACGCTCTCTCCTCCCAGTAAGGTCCCATCGGGAGCTCCCGGTGTTTGATTATTACCTCGTCGCGGAACCCGGCGTCAATCACCCCCACCGCATTGCACTGCGATGACCGGGTCTTGGCGATCGAGGATTGGGGGAACAGGAGCCCGACGTGGCCCACTGGGATCTCAATCGCCAGCCCAGTCCTCCACTCCAATACGCCCCGCGGCTGGTCATAATCCACATCGACCGCCGTAATGTCAAAGCCGGCGTTGTCCCAGTTCGCCCGGGTGGGCTCAACAGCGTCGGAGCGCAGCTTTCGAAACTTGACCCGCACCAAGTTTTCCGACGAGAACCAGATGTTGGCTTCGCGCTCACCGGCCTTGTGCGTGTCCGAAGCGTGCGCGGCGTTCTGACGGTCGCTAGTCCCGTGATTGCGCCGGACGTCCGCAAGGATCTCGCGCCCGATGGCCACCACCGACCCGGGCAGGCCGTCGTACCGGAGCGCCACAATCGGGCCGTCGGACATGTCCCGCACCAACTCAAGGTACCACGGCTTGGCGGCGTGTTCCTTGTAGTGGTTCAAAAACAGTGAGAACAGTCGAGGGTCTCCCTCAAAAAAGACGCGTATGGCGGTGGGCCTACTCAACCCGAGCCTCTTGGTGAACGTGGCCGTAATCTCCTCGACCAGCCCATTCTTGACCGCGTCGGGCTTGATGAGCACCACCGTTGTCTCCATCACCGGTTTGGATCAGACGGCCTTAATTTCGCTTGAATTAAAGGTGCTTAACTGGGAATCGGATTAATTCAGCCGCAGACCCCGCGCCACCCCACACTACACCACTTGTCCAATATGCCCACCAAGCGCATCATTAGAGACGACGATGATGAGAGCGACACCGAGCAGGCCGCGGCGGTCAACACGACGTTGCCCCGCGACCCGAAGCGCTCGAAGATGGACATCGACCCGATCCAGAGGGGGCTGTGCTCCGACGACGAGGCCGACCTCGCCGAGGAGGCAATGGAGGACTGCGCCAGCGTGGTCAAAGTGGTGGTTAAGAATCTGTCGCAACTGATCCAGGTGGCTCAGGCGGTAGGCAAGGGGGACGACACACTCGAGTTCACTGTGATCAACGGCCTGGCACCGTTTGAGAACGAGGAATGCAGCGTGGCGACGATTCCTGGGATCCAGTGCAACTCCCAGCTCAACGAGTTGGTGATGATGATCAACGACCAACAGTTCACCAAGAACCAGTGCGGGATCCTGATCGAGTTTGGGACTGGGTCCGAGTTTTACAACTTTTTCATCCACGCTGAGAGCATCGAGGGGCTCCCTGAGGGCAAGCGAACGACGTTTCACCTCCCGGCGAGCAAGCTGTTTAGTAAGTTGATCAAGGCGTCGGACAAGTCGTCCGAGGCGCACCTTGTGATCCACCCGGACTCAATCGACTTTGTGACGTACCGCCGCGAGGCGAGCATGTCGTTCAATAAGATCCGGGTCAGGCGGGTCGACGTCAGCCCGCCGATGGGCCGCGTGTCCGAGCTCACGTGCGCGTTTGACAAAGCCGCGTCAGGAAGCGTCGAGGAGTTCATGCACGCCGTCCGCCAGTGCGACTCGGCCAACGACGGGGTGTGCGAGATGTCAATCGAGTCGATTCAAATGAAGGGCCGGCGGAAGCTCCAGGTGGTCAAGGTGACGACCTACCTGATGTCCGAGGCTTCCGAGCGGAGCTCCAAGGCGTGGATTGTCGAGGAGGACAATGACAACCCGTTTCACACGATGGTCGAGGATCAGATGGCCGAGGAGGAAGATGATGACGAGGACGTCGGGCGCCAGATGGAGGAGCAGATGCAGATCGCCGACATTACTGACACGTTGAGCAAGGAGATTGTGGATCTGAGCGGCGATGGCGACGACGACACTCGGCCAAACGTGTCGGTGAGGTTCGACATTGGCGCCGACGGAAACCCCAAGATCTCAAACAAGGGCGAGAACGCGTACTCTCGGGTGGCGGTGGTCCGCCCTCCGGCCAAGCGGCTGATGGCATTCCTCGACGCGTTCCAGAGCCGCAAGACCCACTACATGGCGCTGCTCAACACGAGGGAGGATCTGCTTTGCGTGCTTATCCCGAGCGGCGACAACTGGGCGCTCCTGGCGCTCCCCGGTCGGATCAAAGACGACTGAGGGTCTTTTTGTACGCCCGGACGTTCCCGTACTTGTTGACGCGCTCCTCGTGGCTCGGCTTTCCGTCGCCGACCACCCCCATCCGACACGGCGACACGATCCGTGTGTCGCCGTCGGCCCCCGCTCCTAGCCCTACCCCGCACCACTCGCGGAACTTTTCTAGTGAGCTGTGCGACCCTAGCCCATGCGTGGTGTGCACATCGTCTTGCTCCGCGTGTTCCGCCATAAAAGAGTGCCCCCTGTCTTCAGTGTGGTGTTCGCGCGCCGTGTCGCACACGGTGCACCGGTCGGCGTAGAGCAGTGATGCGCACCGGGCGGTGGCCGCCGCCAGCCTGTGGTAGTCGTTCCGACGGGTCATTTGCTCCCAGTATAACGGGCGGTACGACCGGTCAACGCAGTGCGCCACCACCCCCTCTGTCGGCGAGTAGAACCGCGCGCCGTGCGTAAAGTACCGCGCCGATTGCACCAGGCACTCGGGGAAAAACAAAAACGCCCCGACGTCATCAGTGGGGGCCTTTTTGATCAGCGACCCCAGTGTAAACAGAAACCCCGGGCATACCAGCGGGGTTTTGTAGCAGCGTGCAGGGGCAGACGCAAAGGGCTTTCCCCCGAGAATTGGGAACCCGCCGGCGTCGAGCCCGGTCACCACGCTGAACGTGGGCGACGTGTGCTCCCAGATCTCGGTCTCGTGGTCAAAGTTGGCCGGGACCGCCGTGATAACCGGGGTAGACGCTTCGACGTTGGCCATCATGTCAATGAGTTTGGCGTCCCAGTCTTGGGCGAAGCGGGTATGCGAGTCGATCTGCATGTAGTATTTCTCGCCACGGTACAGCTGCTTCTCCACCTTGGCCCGGGCCCACATCGGGCCCTCGCTCTGGCCGCAGTCGGTGCTCAGGACTCGGACGTTTTCGGAGAACTTGCCATCGTAAATGTCCTCAAACTCAGCGTCCAGCGGCGATTCGTCCAGGGGGTCTTCGGCGGTCTGCTCGTGCACCCCGACCGTTACCCGGTTCGGAACGGACGCCTTGGTGAACAGCGACTGAACCGTCTTAGATAGTTCGATTGCGTCGCGGTAGCTGACAATCGACACGAAAATGGTGTCCTCGGGATGGTCCTTGATCTGCTTGCTCTTCTTCTTGGTGGCGCTAGCGTCTGCGGCCAAAGGCCACAGTTGGCTCCGGACGCGGTTGATCAGAATCAGGAGCCCGAGCAACAGAATACCCCCCAGGATCAGCCACTTGTACCACCGCATCTGGTGTTTTTTCTGGATATAAGCTCCTCTAAAATATGGACCGGACGTCGATTCGCGTGAGCACCTTTCAGGTGCACGGGATCACCGGGGTCCACATTGACAACAACCCGGATTTCGACCGGTCAGTGAGCAACAGCGAGTCGATCGAGCACGCCGGGAAGCTGTTGAAAAAGGTGTACGACCGCAACGACCGCGTCTTCATGGTAGTGGAGCTCAGCGAGGGCAGTCTCGGGATTTCGGTGGTCCCGAGCATCAAGCGGATGCTCGAAAGCTTGCACTCGCTGGCAATAGAAAAACTCATATGCACTGTTTTAGTCAACCCGGGGACCATCACCAACGCCGTGGTCGACGCCATCATGTTTGGCGGGTACGAGCCGGTGGCCCCGATCGAGCGGGCCAAGACGTTTCAACACTCGATCACCGAAATTACTCCGCATCTGATTGAGGAGGTCAAAAAGCGCAAGGTGCGCCACAGCGCCACTGTCTAACAATAAAACACCAATTGGTGGAAATATATTATAGAGTTTTATTCCGAGTTTTTCTTTTGTCGTGAAGGATCAGTAGTAGGTCGAGTTGGCGAGGCAAGGCCCCAAGCAATCCCTCTGATTCGCGGCGTTTTTGCATCGCGCTTGGCAGTCGTAAGGCGAGTACGACGAATCCTTGAGGTCCTCGTTGGCCTGAGCCTTGGGGAGCTCAACAGCCGCCACGACAGAAGTGACAGCGGCGGCCAGGAGCAAGACGACCGGGATCCACGCGGCGCCCATCCCGAGAATGGCTGGTGGGAAACTCACGTCCTTGCCCTGCGAGGCGAGGGCGGCCAGAATGGTACCAACGCCCGCAAGCGCGGCTGAAGACACCAGCGCATAGTGCGACGAAAAGCTGTCGGTCGCGGGAACAGTCATGGTCCGCTCCGACCCCACCCCCAACAAGACAGTCCCAACGAGCGCGAGCAAAACCACACCCACAGCGGCCTTGGCCCGGAGCTCGCTATCGGCGTTCATGCCCAACATGCTCAGAACAAACGGGCTAACCGCGAGCAGCGCGGAGCCGCTGGTCAGCGCGGCGCTCGAGATGACAATGTCGTGGGTCTGCTTTTGCGACATGGGGTTTATTAGTAGACTGCTCAAAAAAAACCCCGAGCTATTCAAATCGGCTTGCCCGTGACGTAGTTGAAGTTCATCAAGCACTGTGGGCAGTTCATGTGACCGCACCCGGCAATGCGCTGGCAGATTAGCCCGCACCCCGGGCACCGCTGGACCTGGCCATTGGCCATGAGCTTAGCGAGCTCTTTTGGGAGCGGGTTCTTACGGGGGTTGGCCAGGTTCTTCTTCCTGGCGACGCAGTCCTTGGCGCACATGAACCGACCGATATGGGTTATTTCCGTGCAGCCCGGGGCAAAGCATCGCGTGATCTTGCCCGACACGAAGTCGTCCTTGTAGAACTTGACAATGCACGCCGCACACATAGACACATTATATATGTCGTGGAGGCGGCGGGACTCAACATGGCGACACGTGTCGTGAAACTTTTGGCTAATGGTAGTGGTGATCGGGAACGACGCCGACTTCCCTTTACGCCAAGACAAAACCAATGTGTTGCACGCGCAGCACCGCGTCTGGTAGGTTTCCTTGGCTTTCTTGGTTGGGGTCGCTTTGGTCGCTTTGGCCTGCTTACGGCGGCGAACTCGCACCCGCCCGGCCGCTGCTCTTGTAAGCATCGGGGGTTATGACCAGATTAATATATTAACCATCAAAAAAGCTTTAAGAGGGGTTAACTCTTGTAATAACCCTTTCCCTTCACAGATGATGCGGCTTCGGTCCGGGAAAAAGGTAGCGGCGCGCACGGGTTTCGCGGTTAGGAAGAAGAGGGTCGTCGCCCCCCCGCCGAAGAACCCGTGTGAGGCCTGCCACAAGGAGACCAATTTGTTCAAACGAGTGCAATGTGAGCACCAGGGGGTGCATGGCAAGTTTATGTGTTACTCGTGTGGGGAGCGCTGGTATCGCGACAAGTTCTTGCATGGTGAGTACATGCGGTGCTTTGACGACCGCTGCTCCAAAATTGTGTGCTACCGCAATCTCTTTACTGAGGCCGAGCTCAAGCACCGGGAAGAGGCGATGGCGTCAATGAAAGAGGTGACGATTTCCGAGGAGATGAAGTTTTTGCGCGACACGGGGGTGTGTCAGATGTGCCCCCGGTGCAACATTCCGGTCCAGCGCGACGGCGGCTGCCCGGTGATGACGTGCCCGCACTGCTCGGTGTATTTTGATTACTACACCGGGGTAGCGTTTCCCTGAGTAAACAGCTGTTCCGAAAGCATATTTCTTCGAATTTTGTCGTTCCGATCGATTGCGCGCACCCTGTCGATCCAGTCCGGCCGTGACGCGTCGACGATGGCTTTCGGGTTGATGTGTTGATCCCAGTCAGGGGCGCCCAAGTAAATAGGGATGCACCCTGCGAGCCGCGCCGAGACCACCTTTTCGGTAATGTACCCTAGTAGCCGCGTGTTTTCGCAACATATGACAAACTTGTAGGGGGTGTATACGTCGACCGACGTGTCGTAGAACAGGGGGTCCTTTCTGCCCGCCTTGGTGCGGGTGCCCCTCCCCTGGGGGCTGTAACCCAGGGCGTCCACGCGTTTGTAGCGCGAAAGATCGTAGAAGAGCTGCTCGCGAAATCGAACCGAATTTGAGTACAAAAAGGCACAGAACCGCGTCTTTATCCGACTGGTGTCAACGGGTGCATCAATGTCGCTCATTGTGTGGCGGGTCCTCTCGATCATGTGGAGCCGATAAAACGGAACGTATACAAATGGAACACCCGCGGGGCGCATCGCTGGAACGTCTTTGCAATCCAGGAGAAGCGTGCACTCGGTACGACCGCTCAGGTCGAAGGGCTCTCCCGACACGAGAACTCGGTGGCGCCGATCGGTCACGGATTTGTGGTGATCCCCAAAGAGCGAGTACACGAGCGTCTCTTTGGGCGAAACCCCACCAATCAGGTCCAAATGGTTTCGAAAATACGCCGCGTAGTTCTCGGCCCCGTCCACGAACAAGAGGTTACGAGTCCGCAGCGGGACATCGAGAAGCGTCTCGGTCCAGGGGCTTGGGAAGAACGTCGCCACAAACGCGTCAATTTTCTTGGCGTGCTCGGTCCAAACCTTTGGGTGGGCCATCATGCGGATCATCGTGTCCGCCAAGGCGGCGATGGTGGTGTGATTGCAGGACAAGACAAGGCTTTTGGGGACCCAGCGATCAAAATCACTAGCGCCGCAGTAGACCGGGATGGCGCCGCCAAGCAGGGCATTCCAAACCTTTTCAGTCATGTACCCTGGGGCGACCGAGTTTTCGTGGCAAATCACAAACCTGTACCCCGAGAACAGCCTTGCCAATGGCTCTTCCATCAAGTATGATGCTCGTTTGACATCGTCCGGAACGGTCGGTTGGGCAATGGTATCCACTGCAATGCCACGCTGGTGAAGCGCCCGCATCAATTTTTGTTTGCAGTCGTTGCCCGGACGCACATGGGTGGACGCCAGGATGACCCCTTTTCTGGCTGCCCACGGTGTTCGCCCCAGTTTGATGGGTTTCCATTGCAGCGCAAACAACCGAGCGTTAAGTTCGGCCGTGGGGTACTCGATGCGGCGCGGTGTCGACACGTGGTTTAGGACAGCAACGTCAATAGCGGGGCTGTGGCGCGGCCCAAATTTCTGCCAATACCGATAGTGCGGGCGCGCGGGCATGTTCTCGTTGGAAAACAAAACGTTGACCTCGTTTGGTCTGAGCAACCCATCGTCTGTGTGGTGACACCCCACGATACACACGTCTGCGGGCTCGTTTTCGCCCACAGCTACGTATTGGTACTTGCGGGGCAAAATCCACTCAATCACCTGATCGGGCGTAAGATGATGCGGTCTGGTCCGATTCCGGGTGATCAACTGAACCCCCATCTCGCTAAACCGCACCCTAAGCATGGCCCGATCGGGATCGTCCGCCCGAATTAAAGACCGTGGGGACAACATGCGCCCTGTTAACCCTGATTTTTGGCTAGCCTTGCCACAACTTTTTAGCCGCCATGTCTTACACTGTATTGGGCATGGACCCAAAGTCCGAGTATCTCTCGCTCCCCAAGCTCACCGACGAGTCCGCCTGGCCCCATCGCATCCTCAATGAAGTCAGCCGCACGCCCCGTCGCCCCTTTGGAAGCGCCACTGAAAACGGAGCCAATGTCCCCTGGGTTTCGCTGGTGGCTCCCGACAGCCTGAGCCCGGTCGAGAACGTTGTGGTCAACCCCAAGTACGACGACGTGCACGGGTTCATTGCGTCAATCACCCAGGCGTGGGACGATGAGCTCCCGCTTGCGCTCAAGCCCGACCACTTTTGGCTTCTGGTGCTTCAGGGGGTCGCGGCACACGTCACCGCCAACGCCGAGGAGCTCCGCGGTCGATTTGTCAAGCATGATGGGCAAAATGTGCTCCGGGTGCTCCGCGACGGCTGGGTCGGCGGACCCGGAACCGAGGGGTACGACTGGGCCGGGGTGGCTACCGAGCTCACCGAGCTGGTCGACGCCAACACGGTCGACGGCGTGGTCAAGATGACGGCGACCGACTTTACCACGTCGACCCCGGTCGACGTGATCGCGGGAAAGATGACGACCATGAGTGCACTCCAGAAGTTTTTTTCATACCGAATGTGCACCAAGTGTGGGTTTCCTGAGATCCAGCTCGAGGGAACTCAGGAGGATTGGGCCCGGCTCCGCGACAAGATCAATTTGCTCGTGAACTCCAAGTGCCTCAAGTCGCTCTCGGCCGCGTGGCTCCCGGCGCTCAACTCGGCGCTCGACCAGTTTGTGACCGCTACCGACCCCAAAGACGGAGGCGGAATGAGCATGGTTTTTTGGCAGAGTATGTGCAAGCGGGGCGGGACGTCAGGCTCAGGCGGAACTTCGTGGCTCAACGGGTGGTACAACGTCTTTTTTCCACTTAAGCGCGACGGAACCCCGAATGAGTTTTGCGTCCCGTACACCCCCGAGATCGGGTACGCCAACGAGGACCCTCAGGGCGTCGAGTACGGCTGGGGTGAAAATGTCCCATTGGGGGCCAAGGGGATGGAGTTTCACGAGATGCCCGGCGGGATGACAATCACCCCGCTCATCTGGGAGTTTTTTACCAAGAAGATTCCGCTCGAGATGCGGTCGGGGTTTGTCGGCGCCACGCAGCGCGACGACGGAACGATTGTTCCGGGGGTGGGGTGGATTATTACCATGTCCGACGCGTAGAAAAAACTAGATTGCGCATCAGTAAATGCCCACGTTTGCCCCGCCTCACAACCGTATTCTTCGTGTTTGTGTAACTACGGTGGCGGTGGGGCGGACTTTTCCACAAAAGGCGGAAAGACTTCGACAGTCGTTGGCACAACACGATCCTTGGTTGACGTTTGCGCCGTTCATCAACCATTATCCAAAGGGCACTCCTGTGACCAAGGAGACGACCTACGCCTTTAAACCTCTGGCCATCCAACAACGGCTCAACGAAGGGTACGACGTAGTTCTTTGGCTTGATTCAGCCTTTGTGGCCACGACCTCCGTAACACCCATGATAGCCATCGCAAAAAGGAATGGACACATGGTCCTCAATGATGGGATGCACATGCACCGATGGTCCACAGACCGCCAGCTCCATGCGTTTGGACTGAGTCGACGCCAGGCTGAAAACGTTGTTATCCCGTTGGCAGGGGTTTGCGCTTTTTCGGCGAGAAAGGGGAGTGCTCTGTTGCAAGAGTGGGTAAATCACATCGACCTGTTTCGAGGGAGCAGAACAAACCGCAACAACGAATGCTCCGAGGACAATGTGTGCAGGGGGTCCAGACACGATCAAACGGTTCTCGGACTGATAATGCGCCGCGCCGGCCAGAGGTACACCAATTTGGAAGGGATGGCCGCATTGACCGAGTCTCGACACAAGGGGCTCGTGCACCATTATCCGGCGCCTTTAACCTGGGGTAGATAATGGACTCTGGAGCGGAAGGAGTTACCCAGATTCTTTGCATCTCGTGATTTGTTTTATCGTCACGCTTTTTTTTGTGAAAATGATCGGGTATCGCACGCCTGTGAAAAAACTTAAAGGACGGCGTACGAGTTTCCGGGCGAGGCGTGCGTTGCGGGAATGGTGCATAGGGCGGGTCGCGTGGTGGAAGGGGCATTTATTTTGTACGACACCCCCGCCGGCCCGGGAACACGGGTCAAGAACATGGACGACGTCCGCACAAGGCTGTCGGAGAGCTGACCTAAGAATAAATGTCTGTTAAAAGCTTTGTCGTGATTGATAGATTCGAGAGCGCGTCGCAAGTTAAAGCAGATTTGACATTAACCCAGCTTAGGCATGTCAGACGTGTCAGTACAAGCTGAAATGGACGACACGAACCAGAACGTGATCAACTGCGATCATGTTATTCTTGTTGAATCACTCTTTCACTGTGAAGAGGACAACACTGTTTGTGGTCCGTGTATTAAGTGCAAACAGATCGTCGACGGCGACGACGCTAGTGTGTACGACGACGGGTGCCCTAGCATGAGTGAACTCGCTGGAATGTGAGAAGCGCTGTGTACTTTTTTTCACACCAGCAACGAATGAATTACTGTCTATGCCCAGTCTGTCTTTTACGCATGATTATGCGGATTGATATGCATAACCATGGCTCTGTTTGACTTGATTCCTGATGAGCTTGGCGCGTTATAACAGAACTGTGCACTGCGGGGGATTGACATCAAATTGTGCAGCGTAGAGCATGGTAACGTCATACGCACACTAAGGGGCCACATAGGAGAAATCTATGATCTAGCTGTCTGATTGGAATGGCAATGTTCCAATATGATCCAAGCGTCGGGCTGTCATGCATCCTCTGGGCTTTTTTTTGATTGTTTGAGGCTGACCATAAAAGTGTGGGTCCTTCATTGAAATAAAAAGTCCAAGTGACAACGATGTTCACGACCCGGACCACTACCACCAAGAATGGCAAGACGTTCACTGTGACCTCTGAGGAAAAGGGGTCGATGAGCCCATTGTACACATTCCTGACGACCTACTTGATTTTGGTGCTCCTCATCTTTATTGGGTGGATTTTGTCGATTGTGGCGTGGTGGAAGCTAAGCTCCAACTGCGAAGCTATCGATGACGGCCACGCCGCAAGCTACCGCACACTCAACACGATCAGTTCGATCTTCCCAATACTTGGGATCTTCACGTCGAGTCCGGTCATCCACTGGGTCAACAAGGCCGCCGCCGCTTCCACTGCCTAATCCGAAAAAATGTCTACGGGGGCTTCAGTTGCCCTGGACGCGCCGCCTCTTTCTGGCCCGGTCCTTGGCCGGGGGCTGCTCATCAAGCGTCAGCGAATACTTGACCGACACCTTGGTCCGGAGCCGCACCACCCCGCAAGCGGTGGCCACCCCGTACCGCAGCGCCTCGGACGCCGACAAGTAAATATCAATGTTTTTGTCAAACCCTTTTTGCACGCGATCGTACCCGTCAGCGGTGACGGTCGAGTGGAGCATTTCGAGCATCCGATTCCTCAGCCGCTTGGACTCGACCAGGTCGATCTGCGCCTCGGTGACGGTCCGGACGTCGACAGTCGACGCAACGTTGTGAAACATGATTGAAGTGTTTGGGGTGACCACCCGCGACTCACCAGCCACAAAGATGATGGCACCGCCCGAAAACGCCATTCCCTCGGCCATGGTTACCACCCGCTTTTTGCACGCCTTGATGGTGTCGACGATCCGGAGAGCTGAATACGTGCACCCGCCCGGTGATGAAATTTTGATCAGGATGTTTGGCCCGGGTGTGCGGTCTAGTTTTTCGATCGTTAAGCACACATCGGTCGCCATTTCCGAGTCGATCTCGCCGATTATTGACACAAACTCAGGCTCGTGGGACCAGTCCACGTGGGATATTTCAGGGGGGAGTTCCACGAACCCGCTAAATCCCGAGTCGGAGCTCATCTTTTCAAAACTACCACCCGCCCAATTTTGCGGCGAGGGCTCCGGCTTTCGCGGGAATCCGAACACCACCAACGGCGGTCGGTCGACGGACCCTCAAAAAAATTCGATTCGCCAGATGGATAAACCAGAAAGAGTCAGCCATGTCGATGAAACCAGAAGAGATTGCCATCGGCGTCACGGTTGTGGTGGTGGTGATCGCGGTCGCCGCCATCATCTGCTCGTGCGTGCAATCCCGGTCGAGCGGCTGCGGATCGTGCTCGCTTGAGGGCTCGTACGCCCGCCAGCTCCCAGACGACATCTCGACGAAGCAACTGGTTGATATTGCGTACCGTGGACGGCACATTAGTCCTGCGCGAACCCACCTTGACCACTCGCACTACACCACCCCCTCGCGGCTCCAGGCCCCGAGCATGGCGGGCGGATCTGGCATGTCGGCGCCGCCGAGGCGCACCCGGTTCCACAACGTTCAGGGCGTCCAAGTCGACTTTGGCGGCCATTCCCCTCACGTTCGCGACCACGGCGACTCACTCCGAAACGAGAGAAACATCCACCGCCGGGCCCACGAGCGTCGCCAGGGCGACGGCTGGGGTGGTGCTTCGGCCCGCCAGATCCAGAGCATGCTTGAGACCCCGCGCGAAGGCAGCCTCTCGCCGGCATCGCCGTACAACCCGTCGGCCCCGATCCCGATGGTGTCCGAGTCGGCCCGGGATATGGCGAATCGGATGGTCGGGCACGGCGGCCAGCGGCTGGTTCCGGAGGGAGTTCTTGGCGCTGCGGATGGGCCAAAGCACCACGAGGAGCAGAAGCACAACTAAGAAGCGGGTTATTTTTCCAGGCATTTCTACACGAGTAAAACCTTGATGCGTTGGTTTATCCAAAAGCCGCACCGCGCGGCGTTTTTGTCGGCGGGGGTGATTGCGTTGGTGGTGGCGTTGGTGACGATTTGCGAGTATGTGTCCCGGACTCGGGTGGTGGCGCAGTGTCTCCGCGGTAGCTTCGCGGCGCTCGAGTCGAGCAACATCAAGACCGTGATCTTTGACCTCGACGGGACGCTCGGGCCAATGCCCGGGTGGGCCCAGGGCAACGTGTTGGCGTACATCAAGCGGATCGCGCTGATCCGGGCTCTCTTGAAAAGGCTGCGGGGCAAGGGCGTGATGCTCGCGCTGGTGTCCAAGAATGGAATGTTGTGCTCACCAGAGACGTTCACCAAGGCTCGGGCCGCGCTGCTCGGGCTTGGGTTTGACCACGTCGAGTATTGCAACCGGCGGCGGCCCGAGAGCAAGACGATCCCGTTCTCGGTGTCGCATGGGCCGGGGGGCGGGGCTGGATGTTTGTTGATCGACGATCAGGCCATCGAGTGCGCCAAAGCCAATGCACACGGAGCCCACGCTATTCTAGTGACCAAGCCTGTCGGCGACTCCATGGCCAAGGGCGAGCCTCTTGGGGAACTACTGATGCCCGGAAGTTCGGAAAACGACGAAACATAATAATAAAAAACGTTATTCTCGAAAATTTACTCTTTAAAATCAAATCACGATGATGTCCCGCGATTTCAACGACGAGCGGCTTCGCAAGCTATTGACTGAATGGGACACCCTCACCGACGACGAGATGAAAGAGGCGACCAATGGGTTGCAAGAAGTTATCGACGACATAGAGACGCCCCCGATTATGTACGACAACTCGACCTTTCGCAAACCCACCAAAGAGGAGCGTGATCATATCGACAACTACTGTGGGGATTATTTCTTTGGGTCGTATGTGCCCAACATGCGCAACGGGGACGCTGGCCTGATTGTGGCCACCAAGGATGGCCAGATCCACTCGGGGGTGGTGTTTGATCTCGAGCCCAACACCGACCACAAAGACTCGGCGTGCGACTACGGGAATGTGGCGCTGTTCGGCCCTCTGTTTGGGGCTCAGTAGGACTGGCGGGCCCTGAGCGCCGCGTTGACCGCCCCCGTCCCAAACATCTTCGACGCCCGGTTGCGACCCAGGTTCCCGCCGTCCATGGCGTCGCGCCAGTTGCCCGCCGCCGGGGTGGCACAATGAATCATCTCCGTGTTCTTTCCGTGTCGCGTCATCTTGGCGGCCACCCGCTTCTCGATGTTGGCGCGGCGTTCGAGCATCCGCGCCTGGTGTTTTCCGGGCGGGTCGTGGCTCCCCCGCGCCAGGTGTGATCGGGTCGCCATCATCTGCTTGATGTCGTGGTCCATTTTGTCCAGGGTGCACGGCGAGGCGTCAGCCTGCGCGGCGGGGTCGACCATCCTCGTCAGATCGAACAACCCTTCCTTGGCCGGGGCCGCATACTTGGGGTCGTACGTCCCTCCTCGCCCGCCCCTAATGTTGGTCAAGACGGGGTTAACACGAACCTTGCGCCCCTCTTCCTTGGGCTGGTTAAACACTTGGCGATGAGTGGTCTCGGCCACAACCACCAGAGGCAGCGAGTCTTGGGTTGAAGGCGCTTGCGGGACCCAAGGTGCCAGCGGGATCGTGACCGCCGGTGGAGCCTTGGAAGGAATCAACAAGGACTGCGGGCTCGACGACGCAAAAAGCGCCGCCAGCCTGTCGACGCTCTCTGACGGGCACAGGGGGTTAGACGAGGTCCCCAGGTGCGCCGCGAGCAAGACCACCAGGAACAGGACGCCGAACCACGCCGAAAAGTAGCAAAGAATCGCAGCGACGATCATCAGGCCGACCGCCAGGGCCGCTGTCTGGGCCAGACTCATCCTTTGTTTGGTCTACAGGGGAGTCGCTAATTTTTGGCTGCAATGGACTCCCGGAAGCGCAGATTGGGGGTGGGCGGGATCCAGCGCAAGAAGAAGATGTCTGAAGTGGAGAAAACGCTGCGCCCGCCAACGGGCCGCCCGAAGCCGTCGTGTGCCCCCCGGAAATCCACCCCGTTGTTCAACCGTCCGACCGTCCCCGCGCGGGGCAAGGACAATATTGTCAAGCCGCGTGCCCCTTTGACCGCGGCGCCCTTGTCCATGCGTCCGCCACCAAAGCCCGAGATCAAAGAGGGCGCGCTGCTCATCGACCAGTACATGGACAAGGCGATCGCGAAACTGCTTATCCCGCTTGACAGGCGCAACACCCGCCGGAAAGAGGCGTTTGTCACCGCGATCGCGTCCAAGAAAACCAGGGTGGTGGTGGTCGAGTCGCCCAAGGGGTGCGGCGGCGAGCAGCTGGTGTGCGCGTGGCTTGCGTCGCTAAAGAAGACCCCGACGCTTCGGTCGATTGTGATGGCCGACCGCGATATGGGGACCGCCGACTTGATCTGTGCGGCGGGGGGCACCTCGCAAAAGAGCCGAGACAAGCGGGTGCTCGTGTTGACCGACCTCGAGCAGAGCCGGGTCAAGATGCTCGCTGATCTCGAGAAGACGCTCGACAAGATTGTGGTGGTGGTGTCCGACGCGTTCGACAAGGGACTTCGGTCCGCGCTGTATGGTGACACCCGGTCGACGGTGGTCTTGTTGGCGTGCTCGGCGGACGAGCTGGCCAGGGCGGCCGAGCTGGCGCTTCCGCGGGGGGCGGTGGCGGGGGGGTACGCCAAGCTCAAGACCGAGGCCATGATGTGCGACGGGAACATGTCGGCGCTCCTGTCGCGGATCGACGGCGGGATCGCCGGAACCAAGATGGACAAGCGGTTTGACCTGTTCTCCGAGGCTGCCAGGGCGCTGACGTCAGGAAAATCGGGAGGGGCCCGGTACGATGGCGATGAGGCGCGCAACACGATCTGGGCGGCCACTCCGGTGGTCGTTGGCGTGTTCCCACAGCGGACCAACAAGGACGCGCTGGACTCGCTTGACGCGATGGTCCATGCGCTCGACGACCACTCGCTAGGCGACATGATCTCGGACCAGGGGTGGCGGTCGGGCAGTGGGATCCTCAACGCGTACGCCGACGAAATCGCCACCCGGACGCTCAGCGCCAACCGCGAGCGGGTAAAAATACGACGGCCGATGGACAACCTCAAGAGCTTTTACAAAGGGATGGGCAAGGAGGTCCGCGAATTCAACGCCGCCAAGCGCCACGAGTTTCAAGCGCCGCCCCGGCCGCACATGTTGATCGCCGGGATCGGATCGCAGGACATCCCACTGACTGAGTCGATCGCCCGGTTCAAGTGGGTGTACACCCCGGTGCATGGTGACCCCACGACCGACGCTATTGCGGCGGCGGCGGCGGCGATAGCCTCTACCCCAAAGTGGGTCCTCGGGCCGTCGAACAAGGGGTTCAGGATGATTCCACCCCCTCAGCTGGACCACCCGCAGGAGATGGCGGCGTGGTTCGGCCAAAGGTACCCCGAGGCCACCACACTGTCAGCCGAGCCCTGGTGGCCCGGGGTGTGGGGGGCCATCCTGGCGGGAGTGGGCAAGGAGTGTTTTCGACCCGACGTGTACGTCAAAGAGATTCTGAACGCCGCTGCCAAGATTGCCCAGGATTTGCGCCCGCCGCCGCCGTACGAGGAGTGCGCGGCCCCACAGGGCCCAGGGGCCGAGCTCATGACGCTGGACCGCCGGTTCCCAGAGGTGATGCGTGCATATTTGCGGCGGGTCGAGGTCTAAGGTCAAAGGTGGCGCTCGCATCACAGCGCCATTGACCTTATAATCATGTGGCGTAGCTCGGGCCGCATTACCCCGATCTCGTTTTCGAGCTGTCATATCCTTTGTCCAGCGCTACGTACGTGCCCCGCCATGCCCGCACTCTTTTGGTTTGTCGCACTAAAAATTTATTATTCAATAATGGCGGCCTCCTCTTTGAACGCCTCGGCCGTGATCTGGCGTGCCTCGAGGTTGTGAGTTAAGCTGCTTGCCCACTCAAATTCACCCCCGCACCGACACACCATGTGGTGACACCCCTGGGTCTTTTGGACCCCGGAGCCGCACCGCGGGCAGATCCCGAGCCCGCTTGATTCGTCCCTCCCAAACGCCTGACGGACCTCCTCTACAATCCCCGGGACGTTGGCCACGTACATGTAGATCTCGTGGCACCGATCGCACACGGTCGAGTTATTTCTCGCCTGTTTCCGCACGGCCTTGCTGTGGCGACAGAACGGGCAGGTCGCCAAGATGAACTTGTGCGCGCTGTCGCGTTTAATGGCGACGGATCGGAATCTGTTGGCCCGAAGCACGTCGGCCTCGCCAAAGACCCCGTCGCGCTTAAGCTTGTGAATCTCAACTCTCTTCTCGCAAAACGGGCAGTGAAGCGGGTAGATGTCGAGGTCCTTCTGGGTGTAGTAGCGCTTCAGGCAGGGAGTGCACACCGTGTGCTCGCACTTGCCCAGATCGAGCACCTGAACCCTCTCGTCCATACACGCCAAGCAAAACCCTTCGAATGTGCGGGGCGGCGGTGGGTCGGGTTTGGGCTCGGGGACCAGTTCGTAGTCGCGGTCCATGCACATGTGTGCCTCCAGAGGGATTCGCTGCGCCAAACGACCAGCGGATATGGACGACGCGTTCCGCCCTACCCGCGTCCACTTGTTGTAGTTTTCGCCCTTGACGAATCCGTCATCCCATCCACCTCGCCACGATGCCTTGCGCGAGTTCTTGGTTGAGCTCCCCTCCTTTTGTTTTCGGGAGGAACCCTCAGCCCGCTTCAGGTGCCCTGAAGGCATCCTGCGTTTGTAATCTTGCCCCCCCCCCATCCAGTCGCAATTTTCGGTTCGTACATTTAATTGCGGTTACGAATGACTCGCATTAATAGCGCGGATGAGAAATGTCCCGAACCACACCGGCGATGGTGCTCCAAATCGAGGCGTTGGCTAACCCCAAACAACACACCCGCCACGGGCCTTTTTTCCTTCCCAATAGCCCGGACGAGGTGCGTCACATCCTCCCTTACTTCAAGTCCGGGGCGCTCCCGGGGTATTTTTCGAGACGGTTTTTGTGCGAGTTTTTGACTAAGATTAACCGCAAGAACAAGCGATCCAACGACGGCGAGGTGGACCCCGCAACCGCCGACAGCGTCGACACCATCATGCCCACAGGGCTGTGCAACCAGATGATTGAATTTTTTGTGCTCGAGTACGCGGACAGGTACCCGGTCCGCCAGGCTCCCGGCCGGCTCTTCTCGGTCCGGGCTCAGTACAACACGATGCTCAGCCGCCACCAGACACGGTGCTTTGCTCCGTTCCGGCGGGGCGTTCCCATCTACTACTTGGACCAACGGATTGTGCAAGAGCTCCACGACGCCTACCCCGCTCAGGGCCCGCGAGACGCGCTGGTCGCCGCCGCCAGGGCTATCGGGACTGCCATTCAGCCCTCCAAAGTAGGCGAGGATGCGGTGATGTCGACCACCCTCAAACGAAAAATCGCGACTCTTGAGCGCGACCTAATCCAGTCGACCACCATCGGGCAGCTCAACTTTTTCAGGTGGTTTATTCGCAGCGGGGTGGCGCGCCTGCTTCTCGAGAACCGCGACGCCGTCTACGAGCGGCTCAAGGAAAAAAGGAAGGAGGCGATTCGCATGAAGGATGCCCGGAAGAAGAGCGGCGACATTCGAAAACGCGGTCGAAAAGTAGTCCCTCATGCAACCCGTGTCCGGACCATCAACCTCGCCCAGAAACGGGCTGTTTTCAAGCGAAGGATGCCCGCTCACTCCGCTGAGTAGGCCGGCTCGGGGTTCATCCGAGCACCAATTAGAAACCGCATGAGTTCAACCAACCGCTGATGCTCCATTCGGATATTTTTTACAGGGGGCGATAGAAAAAAAGGAATGGGCCCACCACCGACCCCGATTTCCGCTTCGCTGTGGGGGGCGCCGCTGGAATCGTCCCGGGCGCCCCCGCCTTCCATCCTGCCTCCGGTGGCTCCGGCGCCATCAATCATAATGGCTCCACTGGCGCCATCGCAGGCCCCCGCTCCGACGTTTAACATGGAGCCGCTGGTCCAGGCGCTCACCTATCAGACTACCCAGGCGTCTCGATTTGGATTGGATTTTGTGGGCGTCCTGGTTATTATTCTCCTAACCGCGCTCACCGTCTATTCCATTACGCTGTCGGGCCGCATCACTCAGCTCGAACGCCAGTGCGCCGCGCTCTACGGAGCCCTTGCTAGTAAATCAAGCTAAACTGTGAGTTTACTCGTTGTCGTCGTTACTCCCACCACCGACGTTGTCAGCGGCGGCGACGCCGCCGATGCTATCACCGCCATTGGCGGCGGCGACGCCAACGATGCTCTTAACGTCCTTGACGGTCTTGACCACCTTGGTGATAATGACAATCACAATAATGATTGCGATAGCGATCAGGCCGTACAGGATGTACCCAAACACCCCGCCAAACAGCGATCCCAACAGATGCTCGGCTAAAGCGAGTGCAGGGCCGAGCACTTTCTTTTCGATAAACTGCGCCGCCTTGAGCGCGTCATTGACCACCCCCTTGACCACCCCCTCTGTCATATGCACCACGTCCCCAGCGACGTGCTCGACGGTCTTGACCGCATCTTTGACCTCGGTGTTCACGGTGTTCACCACGCTCTTGGCCGTTCCGGTGGCGGTCTTCCCCGTGTCCTTGAGCGCCTTGCTAAAGTGGCCGGTCCCAATGTCGACCGCGATGTTGCCAAACCCTTTGCCCAGCGTGGTGAGAGACCCGATCCCACCCATTAAGCCGTCCTTGGCGAAGTGGAGCGCCCCGCCACCGATGTCCTTGATCACGTCGCCAAGACCGCCGGTGATGGACCCGAGGATGCTCTTGGAGGCCTGAAGATCACCTTGCGCAAAAGCCAAGCCGTACGAGACAGGCATCTTTTTTGACTGTCACGGGCAAGGTATTTTTCAGACGGTGTCGTGCATCTGGACGGCGGCCACCACAGTGAGATCCCGCAACAAAACCTCCAGCGCGGCGAGCTGCTCACGCTTGCTCTCGACCAGCCGCTCCAGCGCTTCGACGGGGTCCTCCTCGTCGTTGGCTGGGGTGTCGCACCCCATGGCTTGGATCACGGCCCGGGTTTTAGCGTCTTGGACCGTCGTGCACCCCGCCCGAGGGACGGTAACCGATTGCCCAGCCACTTTGATTTTGAGCATTTTGACCCTCTTTGAGCTTGCGGACCGGCGATTTTTTTTCGGGATCAGAGTCATGACAAAAACAGGGGCCCCATGTCTTACGTCGCCCACCCACTCGATTCCAAGGCTCCGGCCGCCGTTCCACCGAAGTCGACCCTGGCTCACGCGGTCGCGGATTACGCCAAACCCGCTCCCAAGCCCGTGGTTGAGGTCCACCCGGCGGTGGCCGCCGCCCTTGCGGCTCATTTCGAGGCCTCCAAGGCCGAGGCGGTCGCGGTACACCCCGAGGCCAAGGCGGCGGCCACCGAGGCCAAGGTCCAAGCGGCGGCGGCGGCCGACGCAATGGCGGCCGGCCAGCCCGAAAAGGCGGCGGTGCACGCTGAAGCGGCCGTTGCGGCGGCGCACACGGCCATGATCAAGGCGGTGCACCCCGCAGTCCGCGCCGCGGCCTCTATGGCCAAGTCGTACGCCGAGACAGTGGTAGCGCACGCGACCGGGCAGGCGCTGACGGCGCACGAAACGTCACAACCAAACGCTACCGCGAGAAGCCCCGAGCACGAAAAGGAGGTCCGCATGTACAGTACCATCTCGACCTGGATGGCGACTGGCGCCGTGGCGCTAGCGGCCATCGTGGTGGTGCTCCGAGGGAGCCCGGGTGGCATTCCCTCGCAGTCAACCGCCCAGTCTCTCAAGTTGCTCGGGCTAGTCCTAGCCCTCATCCTCGGCTTCCTTGCGTCAGGGATGGGCTTGTCGATCGCGGCGATCCCGTACTCGAGCGAATCACGGATGTGCTTCTCGGTCAACGCCCGCGAGCGCGCCATCGCATCGAGTGCCGCGTACGGTGTAGGCGCGGGCGTGGCGTTGGTCGGGGTCATCGCGGTGGTCCGCATGGTGTACTCCGAGTCGCCAGGCGAGGTCGATGAGACCAAGCTCAACGCAGGGATGCTCGGAGTGGTGGTTGCGGCGTTGATTGGCGGCGCGGGTTCGCTCATGACCATGTCGAGCGCTAAGGCCTCGACCAAGCTCGAGGCGTCTTCGTCTTTTTTTGCAATGCTCCCATTCGCCTCTGCGGAAGTTGATGCTCACAATGTTGGCTGGGGGCCGCATGGCGACGCTAACCCCAGAACAAACAACCTCGACGGTATTGCCAGACAGGCCCATGCCCTCGTCAACCAGTCAACCGACGAACACCGAAACAGGGCGATTTTGAATGACCATCAACTTGGGGCGCACGGCGGGTTTTGGGACAACGTGGGCAGCCGCATTGCACATTCTGTTTCGAATGTTGTACGAAAGAACAAAACGCATGGGGGTTTTGCTCGACGGTGGTGAATATCATTTGTTGGGGCTGACCACAAATCAAAATTTCTACTTAAACCAAATAACAAAGCCGACTGCAACATGGCGACTCGGACGCTTGAAAAAACGTGGGGGGTTTTTGGATCTAGTGTGGCCGCAGCGGCCCTCTGCGTAGTGGTGTTGGCTCGAATCCGCAACATGGGTGGCGGGATCCCGCTGAGCGACAAAGCGACGTACGGAGCAGCCATACTCGCGATGGGGGCGTTCTGGGCGGTTTTCGCGCTTGCATACGACCTGCGCCCAGGCAAGAGCTCGAGCACCAAGTGCTTTGCGTTTTCACCTAGGACACAAAACACGTGGACCATGTGCTCGGCCGGTACTCTTGCGTCGCTCCTGACGCTGACGATCGGTGGGATGGCGCTCTGCGGCCAGGGTGTGTGCCCATGGGTGTTCAAGGCGTTTGAGGGCTCGGCCGTGCTCGGGGTCATCGCCGGGATCCTCGCTGCGCTCAGCGCCATGTTCACCGTAATGTCGCCCGACTCGCTCCACGGGTCGTCCGGTTGGTTCAACGTACAGGCGAGGAAGTTGCTGTATGGGTCGGCGGCGGAAAAGTGCACGACAAAGTGCACACCCATAGATAGCGGGGGTGGTTTCATCAGGGGGCACTGTATCAAGACCTGCGCCGACCCCGTCCGTAAAACCTCCCATTCGTCCCAGTTTATAGAGCAAGACCGCAAAGAAATCCCCTGGGAAAACTGGGACGAACCCTTCTACAGCGGTTCGTAGGGGGCTCGCCATACCCGGTGAACCTGTGAAATCGTAGAGATTGGCAACTGATTTAATTCGCAACAAATAAAGACGATCATGACACAAAATACCCCCCCCCTTCCTTGTAAAAAAAAAACATGATCGAGCTGATCCATGCGTTTGATGTCGAAACCACCGGCCCCGTGATGGGTCACCACGAGATCTTGGCCGTGTCGTTTGTTGCGGTGCGGTTCGACAGGTCTAACCGCGCAGCCACCAAGATCGCGGCGCTCACGCTCAACCTCAAGACCCGTGACGAATCGGCGTGGCACCCCACGACGCTAGAGTTTTGGCGCCAAAACCCCGAGGCGTGGCGGCGAAACACGATCGCCGACGACAAGGTGATGCCCGGGAACGCAGCGCAACAGATTCACGCGCACCTCGCGACGATCCAGGACGTGGCGGCTCGCAACGGGTGGGACTACAAGCAAATCACCGACAACGCCCGGTTCGATTACGCCTGGATCAATCACCTGTTAGGGATGGCCGGACTGATGCCTATCGATTATCTTAGGACTACCGGTGAGTACCTGCGGGTGGGGTCGGTGATCGACGTCGCGCAGTGGTCGGTTGCCACCAAATTCAACGCTTTGGCCGCGATAACCCCGCAGGACTGCGTCACCAAAACCGGGCCGCGGCTCAAGCACACTCCGGAAAGCGACGCTGAGGAGTCGGTCGAGCTGTACCTCCGGATCGACCGTCGTCGCTCGTACCACAAGCGCTACCATCGCCGACGCGATAATTACTGGGGTCCCCCCCCACCAAAGAAGGATGGCTGCGGCCCCGGCCCCTGACGAGATGGGTGACTTTCCGTTCTCGACGGAAAAGCCCAAGGACATCGAGCCCGCGCGCAACGTTGACATCTTCGGGGTCGCAACCGAAATCCGGTGCGTGATGCCACTCTTGTTCGCCGAGCACCCCCAGAAGCGCAAGGAGTCGAACGAGGACTACGACCTCCGGCTCCGTGGGCTGTTGATCGACAGTCCGCATTGCACCAGCGCGATGCTCGAGCTCTCCAGCTGGCGCCCCACTGTCTTCTCGAGGCTGGCGTCCAGGTATGGGTACGACGCCAAGCGGATGGCATCCTGCCTCCGGATGCTTACCGGGCTCAACCGGGGCGATTACTCAATCGATCAGTCGTTTGAAAAAGCCATCGATGTACTGGTCGACGACCCAGACAAGTTTCGCAGCGACGTGCGCAGGGAGCTCGCACGCCACATCGGCGAACAAAAGGCTAAGGAGAAACAATAAAAACCTCGTCGCGCTCCTGCGGGATCACCCGAATATTGTTCTTGTTGTACGTGATGGACATCATCGACGCAAAAGCCGACATAGCCGCCACCGCTCCAAGGATCAAAAAGACTATGTCGGTGAGCCCCAACCCGCCCTGGCCTTTGTTGCCAGGGTCGTCAACGGTCTCATTGTCCATTATGGGCGAGCGAGTATGAGACCACGTATGATTATTAATTGGTTAAAAGCGGAACTTGGGAAAGGAAGAAAAATCAAGACACGAGTCCAGAAAGTCGTCACAGACCCTCCGTGGTAAGGGCTCTTCGAAAAGTACAGCCGTAGGAGGAAGTTCAGGCTTCTTTTGGGAAACGGGTGGGGTCGATGGATGAGGCTCCTCGAGAAGTACAGCTAGAGGAGGAAATGCAGGCTTCTTGCGGGAAACGGGTGGGGTGGATGGACGGGGCTCCTCGAGAAGTACAGCCGGAGGATGAAGTTCAGGCTTCTTGCGAGGAAAGGACGGCGGCTTTTTTGGTGGGACGGGCGGTGGCTTCTTGGGGAAAACGGGCGGGGGCGTCGACGAACATGCAGTCTTTTCTTTCGGGTAGAAGTGGCTATACCATCGGTTTTTGATGTTGTTGGCCGTTCTGCCCGGGAGCAGCTCGGTGATCGTGGACCACGTGTTTCCAAGCTTGCGCTGCGCGTCGACCAGGATCTGGTCTTCCTCGGAGGACCACTGATCTCGACGAATCCCCGGGGTAAGATGGTTGACCCACCGCTCGCGACATCGTTTGGGGGTCCGCCCTGGGACTAGGTCAGAGATGGCCGACCAGCCCACATGGATCCCAAAGAGTTGAACCGCATCAACAAGCACGCGGTCCTCGGCGGGTGACCACAATCTCTTCTTGGACGAATCGAGGTCCCACCGGCGGGAGCATTCCTCGCTGGTAAAAGGGGTAGTCGACGCGACAATGTC